AGTTGGTGGTTTTGTGATTGTGATTGTTGTTGTCTCCGCCTTTCCAGGTGTGACATACAAAACAAAAGCTGTGTCCATCTGTATAAAGGCTGTTGCCATCAGATGAACCACACTCGTCGCAGGCAATATGCCTTTCAAATTCGCTTGTCATGTGAACCAATTAAGGGGGATGTTGACCCACGATGTCCACGGGATTTTTATACGATCGCAATATTGTGCGTAAGTAGTTTTTGATTTTTTACTGATAGTGTTAAATGGAGATTGAAAGACCATACGGATATCAAGTTCAGGATGCTGTTGTTTAACATTCTTGATCTTGCGTCGATCTTCAGCATCCCAGTACCCTTTACATTCTAGGAATACAGAATTTGGTAAAAGAAAATCAGGAGTGTAGTTATGAGCAATTGTGTAAGGAACCTTTGTGGATTCATACTCATACTTCACTCCCAATTCAACCATCAGATCAGCGACCTTTTCTTCAAGGCCTGATCGAAATGCCATTAATTTTTAGTATATTTTTTAATATAAGAAACGCCACGATACTTCAGTTTGCAAATCTTTTCAGCTTGCTGCTGTTCACGTACCCGTTGACGTAGTTCAACTGAAGGCATGATAAATCTCCGAAGTACCTGACCCCCGTTCCATGGTCAGATGTTATGCGTCCCGAAGGGATGAACGTGCGTTTCTTAGTTATCTGACAACACCAAGTAAAACTTAGATACATCAGTTGGTGCATTCTCATAGAATGAGATATCACCGTATTGTTTGTGTTCTTTGTATCCCACCATCTTGCCCTTTGTATTCATAAGGGCAGGCATGAAAGCAAGAAAGAAAAAGACTGCAGGAGCACCAACAATTAGTGCACCACCGATGATGTAGTAGGTGAATAGTTCTATCATTAATTAGCCAATAGATGGTGCCGTTAGTGCTACTTCAGTAGTAGAAGCTGCTGCTAGATCAAGTGGAAAGTTGTGTGCGTTACGCTCATGCATAACTTCCATTCCAAGACCACCACGGTTCAGAATGTCGGCCCAGGTGTTAATCACCTTACCTTCAGAAGACTGGATGGATTGGTTAAAGTTAAATCCATTCAAGTTGAAGGCCATGGTAGATACACCAAGAGCAGTAAACCAGATGCCAACAACAGGCCAGGCTGCCAAAAAGAAGTGCAGACTACGGCTGTTATTAAAAGAAGCATACTGGAAAATAAGACGGCCAAAGTATCCATGAGCAGCTACGATGTTGTACGTCTCTTCCTCTTGTCCGAACTTATAACCTTGGTTCTGACTAACCTGTTCAGTCGTCTCACGTACAAGCGAAGATGTAACAAGGCTTCCGTGCATAGCACTGAACAAGCTGCCACCAAATACACCAGCAACTCCCAACATGTGGAAGGGATGCATGAGGATGTTGTGTTCCGCTTGGAATACCAACATATAATTAAAAGTACCGGAAATGCCAAGAGGCATAGCATCTGAAAAGCTGCCTTGTCCAAAGGGATAAACCAGGAATACAGCGGATGCCGCTGCCACGGGTGCGGAGTATGCAACAAAGATCCAGGGCCTCATTCCAAGTCGATAACTAAGTTCCCATTCGCGTCCCATATAAGCGTAGATACCGACCAGGAAGTGGAAAATAACGAGTTGAAAAGGTCCTCCGTTGTATAGCCATTCGTCAAGGGAAGCTGCTTCCCAGATTGGGTAGAAATGGAGACCGATTGCGTTGGAGGATGGGACGACTGCCCCACTGATGATGTTGTTTCCATAGAGTAGAGAGCCTGCGACTGGTTCACGGATACCGTCAATATCGACGGGTGGCGCTGCAGTAAATGCAATTACAAAGCAGATGGTTGCGGCGAGTAGTGTCGGAATCATTAGGACTCCAAACCAGCCGACGTATAAACGATTGTTAGTAGAGGTAACCCAGTTACAAAAGGCTTCCCAGTTATTTAGTTTTTGTGGTCTTGAAAGTACAGCGGTCATTTAAGTAATAGTTCATGGTTGGGTATGTATAATTAAGTAAGACCATTTTAAAGACTTGGCTGTCTAGAGCTATGGGAGGAATTGCACCTCCCTTATTCTATTTAGCTATTTTTTCTTAGTAGGTGGACGACCTTTCTTCGTACCGTACGTTCCTTTACCTTGTGGCATTACCAAACTCCAGGGATAAGTTGACCAGTTAGTGCATAAGCACCTAGTGCTGCGATGACACCTAGCATTGCGAGGCGACCATTCAGCTTCTCAGCATTTTCGTTATGAAACACAGCGTTATCTTTGATATACATTTGAGGTTCAGTCGGCCAGATCTGAGTGTCGTTCATTAGAAGTTGTACTTCAGACCTGCTTTAGTGCCGTAGTTATTGTCAGATTCAGCAGTCAATACTGACAGCTCTCCGTATAGGGCAAGTCGCTCGCTAAGTGGTGCATTAGCACCGACCTTACCTGAGAATTCAATCTCTGAATCAGATCCATCATTGAGAACTACAGCAGGTCCGGCCTGGATATACCAGTTATCACCTTCGTATCCAATATGATTATCAATGACAGTAGAACCGCCATATTCAGATCCAACGAATCCAGCGTTAGCTTCAACGTTTACATAGGGTCCAGCTTGTGCTGCACCAGCAGCGCCGAACAGAAGTGAAGCAATGATAAGAGTTTTCATTTTAATAAAATAAGAATGTGATTGTGATGAGTTTAAAAATCGTCTTCATCGTTTACTTGAACGTTGGGATCGTTTGTTTTAAATCCCTGTGTTTTACCAAACAATTCGGCAACATCATCTGGTGCCATGTCGCCTGTATCAACACCAGCCGAACTATTACAAGAGACAACCTGAACACCAACTAATTTAAGAGAGGTGCCATAAGTGACACCGTCCCTTAAAATGTATGGCTTTTGGTAAAAGGCTAGCTTTACTTGACTACCCGAATAGATTGGTGTGCGTTCATCAGTGATTGCCGTACCTTCAGTATCGACAACAGGAGGCTTGCTCTCCTCATTCCAGTTAAACTTAACTGTATATTTTCCATCTGATATCTCTTCCCATGGTTCTGGTTTAAGAGACGAACGTTTTGGATTTGTGAGTTTTGATTCAGCCCATTTAAGGGTCTCAACTCTATCGTCTTCAAGCTTATCAATTATGTGTTGATTGACAATGGCTTTCAAAGAGTATCCAAATTTAGAAGGCTGCATTACAGCCTGAAAGCCTTCGAGGACTACAGGTTCTGGGGTGACAAATGTGTTACGTGCCATTAATTAATTTCAAGTGTATGTTTTTCTCCAGATACACGCATATGTGCTTGCATTGAAGGTCTTTTATATCTATTCTTAAAAACATCAGGCATCCAATAAGTCTCTACCCAATTAATTGTTGGGTTTAGTCTTATGTGTTCCTCTACAGTATGATCAAAGAAACCTATTTGTATGTACCCATCATGGGTTACACAATTAAATTCTTTTCTATAAATGTATAACGTCTTTAACAAAAGAAATATGTGGATTCGATTACTGACTCAGGTTTAAGTGTGTCAATAATCGGTGGTTTAGTTTCGGCTCCAATCTGTGAAGCCCAATCATTTAGGTAGTCATGCTCTGCAAATAGATGCATGTATGTCTCCCTAACTAATCGATTCAGTGTTGGCATATCAGTTGCACGACACAAGACAGAATCATGTATCAATGCAATTGGTGCATTAAAGCGTAAAGTAGTTAATACTAATATGCAAGCATCGAGCGAATGTATTAGATTCGGTGCTGTTGCATTTTTATGGTGGTTCTTATCTACTTGTTCTGTATCACCGTCAGCTACTTTAATTTGACAACGTCCTAACAATTGAAGCTCTACCATCTTTACGTCTTTCTTCATCAGCTTTTGTGTTACCACAAAGCCTGAAGGTGTGACCCAAGTCAGCTTGTCACATCCACGATCGATGGCTGCTGCAACTTCAGATTCAATCCATTTCATTACACGCATAGGACCAGGAACGACAGCGTCCATGGCATCCCGTACCGCCTTAACAACTACAGTAAGATCATCTTTATCTATTTCTACCTTTTTTTCTTTTAATGCATCTCTTATATAAGATCTATTGCTAAAAGGTTTGGCGTTATATGGTATCGTAAGACACGTACGTTTTGTACACTTACGGTCCCAGTATGGTTTTATATGATCTGGTATAGAATCTATACAAGCATCAGCTACTACTTTGTATGCATCCTGGGGACGATCACTAGGAAGTACATTAACTAACTTTGCTGTGTTTGCATCCCTTGCCAATCCGGCCAGTATTTGTAACCCACTACAGGTAGCATCCACAGCGACAGGCAAATTAGTGTAATGACGGTCACACTTAATGACGCAATGATAGTACTCGTCACAGGCAGCAAGGAAAGTCCAGGGACTGTCTGCTGCTTCCCATTCTGATAGGGTTCCAATCGGGTCTTGTGCAATACGTGTAATTAAATCGTGGTTGTTAAGTGTCCATTCCATACGTTCAGACATTGTTGCTTTGTCTAATCCGTACCCGTTAGTAGCAACCTGAAACGCAAGCCATTGCTCTGCTTCAGGTGTTATAAAGGCTTGATCATAAAACTTAAGCAATGATTTACCAAAGTCTGTATCTTGTGGTGTAAGGAATGCCGGAATCGGGTAAGCCCTACCCCTATAATCCAGGGACCAGGGAAGAAACCATTTTTCTATACCCTTAAATCTTGCTACTGCATTCATTGTCATACGTGTACGACAAGACTTTTTGAATGCTTGGCTGTTTATATTGCATACCTCTGCAGCCCTTCTCCTGTAATCGTGACGTGCTTCCGCATTCTCAGCGATGTCAGGTGGCTTAGGTGGTAGAGGTATCTCAACGATTGGTATGAACTTACCTACTTGTATTTGACGTTCTTGTAGCGTCTCTGCAACGCTGACAGTGAAGTCGTTCAGGGTGAACGGAATCCGCTGAATCTTGTTTAAAAATTCAACGGGTTGTTCTCCCTGTATACGGTAGGGGTTTCCCCTGCGCACCATGTCGTAGCCACGCATAACCTCGTTAAGGATGTATCCGCCATGCTTACCATCACGTGTCCAATCGTTTGGTTCGATCAACATCGGCCAAGCCAGTGGGCTAAATAGCTCCGCTTGCGCCATTAGATCATCTTTAACTGACAAAAACTCAGGTGTTGGATTGAGTTCAAGTACTGTCTTTCGGCCTTGCCTACGTGTTGCCTTCATGAAGTAATTACTTACTTCGCACATGCAATCCAGTAACCAACCTCCAAGTTTGACTCTGTTAGTTCTTCCCCAGGCTTTCCAACGATCAACGTCATAACGGTTCATCAACGTAGTGATGACCTTTACTTTTTGGTTTGTACCAATTGAACGATGGAAATAGTTTTCTTTTAAAACGTTTAGGAGTCCAGGAACATTGCGTTCGTAGTGACGCATCATGCATTCGTTTTCAATGGCTGTGCCTATTGAATCAGTGATATTTGTAATTACTGATTGACCTGGTTTGGTGCTGAATACCTTGTCAAAAGTGACTTTTAATGCAATGGCTGCTGCAGCTTCAGGCTCGATGCCAGAAAGGAAATGAATAATCTCTTTAAAAGCAACTCCTGCACTTCCTTGTCTTATCCGTAAGTGAGTGTCTTGAATACGTGCAGCCACAAGAGGAAGCAACTGGTCAATAGAAACGACTCCGTAAACAGCAGCACTTGCATAACTTTTGTCTTCGAGTTTCTTTGTGTTGGTTCGTAATTCTTTTAAACCTAGTCTGATTTGTTCTCTTTCAAGTTGAATCTGTTCGTCAATCTGTGCTGGTGTAGGCAATAAATCTCACAGTAGTGTGTGCATTAGTCTCGAACTAATCATTAAGGCAATGGTTGTCTTAGTGAAAATGTGAGACATAAGAAAGGGCCAGGGTTTTACCCGCTGACCTTTACCAAAAAACGATGAT